TTCCTCGGCCCGCGAGCCAGCCCTCGGCCTCTCCCAGATGGGGAGCGTACGTTTCCCACGCTCTCGCCAGATATTTCCGCTGCTCTTTGGACAGCTTCACTGTACGTCAGCCCCTCGTGTTCCTTGATGACCTGGACTGCGCTGCCTGTCGGACAGTCGTCCGAGGCGTGGCAATTGTAAACCTGGAGCTGGGTGTTGACCGAGCCGCTGGCGTCTGAGTCCTTGTGGAACGGGCACCGGTAGGGCTTCCATCCGTAACCCTCAACCACAGGCTGTCCACCGAATGCTTCCAGGATTGGTCCGATCGGGAAGATCGGGAACTCACCAGAGTTGTTGCCTCTTGCTCTCTGCCTCAATCTTAGCCAACCCCTTCCTTAGAGCGACGGCGTACTCGCCGTCGCCGTACACCACATCGTCGTCACCGTAGTAGACCTCGTCATAGACGCAGGAGTATACGGCCATCAGCTCGTCGTTGCTGAACTCAATCACCTGGCTTCACCTTTCCCACGATCCTGTGCGCTGGAGGATCACGGAGGTAGTCCGCTGCTCGGTCGAATGCTGAAGGATCATCTCGTAGCCGTCCAACCGTAGTGTTGCAAGGGCGGCAGAGTAGTCCCCGGACGAATCCTGTACTGTGATCGTGATCGACGGACAGTCGACGAGACTGACCAGTAGCCGTAGCGCAGATGTAACAACGTCTTCCTTGGGCTTCATATATAGCCCAGTACTGTTCAGGACTGAGGCCGTATCGATCCATGATACCTCTTGCCCAGGCAGCCTCTCGTTGCTCATTCTTCCTCTTCCTCTTGCAGGTCGCGCAGCGAGGACCGGGCCGACTCAGCTTACGCGTCGTCGACCCACAGTCCTTGCAGCTGGGCTGCGGCGTCACCGCCGCACCCTTTAGTGCTTCAGGCACGGATACGGATCCCCGCAGATAGGGCAGCTACCGCTGAGCCCCGGCGGCGGCCACTTGGGCTGAGGTGCGCAGATACAGTTACGGAACCCGCAGGTGGAACACTTCGCCATCAGATCACCTGCTGACACTTGGCGCAGACCATGACGGGGACACCGTCACGCTCCACGGTGATCGGGTAGTGCTCTTCTCCGGGAGGTACAGGGCAACTCATCAGTAGTCCTCCTCGCCTTCCAGGATGCGGTAGGCGTGGTCGATGCCTTGCCAGTTGTCTACTCCCGCCGCCTCAAGGGCGGTGAGGAAGTTGTCACGCTCGACCAGCTGTTCGTAATGCTTGCGATCCACGGCGACCAACAGGTCGCCGATAGGGGTTACGTTGTCCATCAGTCATCCTCCCATGCGTTGATCTTGTCTTCCTTGTCGGTCCAGGGGCCGTCCCTGAAGAGTACCGGGACGTCGGCCGGTTGCTCCATCTCCTCGATCAGGCACAGCGCAGGCTGTGCCCTCATCTTGAACGTGCCGTTCTTCGCCATCGGATCCTGGGGACCGAAGCGGTTCTTCACCGTTGCGACGTCCAGAGTTCCAGCGTGAGCGTCACCCCAAAGAGTGAGAATGAGCGTCGGTAGCTGGTTAGCCTTGCCCATGATCGCGGAGCGAGGCGGAGGACTACCAGCCTTCGCTGATTCACTCGTATGATGAACAACGAGAATCGCCGTCTCTTGCTCACGGGCCATGTCCTTCAGCTCGGCCATGAGAGCCCAGTAGTTCTGCTCACCGGCGCCCTCGTAGTTGATGTCCATCATGATGTCGATCACCGTGAGGTGAGGGTACTCGCCCTTCAGTTCGAAGAACGCATCAGCCTCACGTTCCATGTGTTCGAGCGTCGGGCTGGACATGAACGACCAGCGTACAAAGTCCATGTCTTTGAGCGTGTCGTGAGCGAGTTGCTTGTTGGTCATCACCCACAGCTCGGTCTCGTCGGTGGCCGTACCTGTCAGCATCGAGAGGGATCTCGATGCCATGGTGAAGTCGTCCGAGTCGGACGAGTGGTAGAGGGTGGGAACGCCGATGTTCTTCACGGCGTTCAGGGTCATGACCGTCTTCATGGAGCCAGGTGGGCCAGCCACCATGGTGATGCTGCCTCGGCGGAGGTGCATCTTCTTCTCGTCAAAGATGGGCCACGGGGAAGGTAGGGGTTCGCCTGCCGAGACTCCCCGCTTGACGGTACGTGCAAGCGTCTTCACACAAGCCCCATCCTGTCGAGCGAAAGAAACAGCTCCATCGTTTCGGGACTCACGTCCTCGGGCTCCATCCTGACCAGATCATCGATGACCTTCCGCCACTCTTCGGGAGTGGCGGACACCGTGACCTCAGCCATCGGGCTGTTCTCGAAGAACGATCGAGCCTCCATCACTTCCCGCCCTTCGTGTCCTTGAAGCGCTTGGCCATCTCATCGAGTTCCTTTTCCTGCTCCTCGGTCAGAGCCATGGGGCACCTCCTTAGTGCGTGGACCTGAGGGGAGTCGAACCCCTGTCCATCCATGTTCCGCGTGCGGCTTTCATGGATGTCGAAACCTTCCAGGCCCTTGAAGCCCCGGCCGAAGCCGGGGCCCTTGAGTCAGCTAGCCTTGGTCAGCTTGAACTCGTGTTCCTTGTTGTTGCCGACCCGCTTCACCAGCTTCTTACCGAGGATGTCCCCGACGTCGATGCTTCCGTGCTCGGCGACCGCGGCCTTGAACTTCTCCCGCTCATCCTTGGAGCTGACCGGGACACGGATCAGGCCGTCGTTGGTCTCCAGGGTGATCATGATCTGGTTGACCGGGTTGAGGCCAGCACGCTCGGCCTCGTCCTTCGCCACACCCTTCGGCTTACCGTCGACCCAGAACTTCTGAAGGCCGACTCGGTTGTTGGTCTGGTCCCACTCGAAGGTGGGTGCCGCCGGGTCGATGTCGGTGATGACGCCCTTGATGAACTCACCCTCCACCTTGAGGTTGATCACCTTGGGCTTCTTCTCTCCGCTGTTGCCGAAGAGGTCATCGAGAGTAGGCACTTAGTTTTCTCCTTGTGTTTGTTGTGATTTTTGGTACTGGCTGGTAACTTCTTACCAGCCTTCGTCGATCACCGGCTTGGCAGCCGGTGCCGCACTTCCACTCTCCCACGGCTTAGGCTTGGCGTCAACCTTCTGGTCCCAGGGAGCGCCAGCCGTGCGAGCCCGGGTAGCCTCCTTGGCCTCGTCTGCGGAGCCGTGCTCCTCGACCTCTGTAACGCCGCCCAGACCCTCGTCAAGGTACCGCTGGGCCTGAGCCTCAGTGACACCCTGCGAGGCTCCCAGGTGGGCGTCTACGTCCATCGCAGCGCCAACCTTGAAGCCCTGGGTGAACAGGTTCAGGTAGGTGGCAGCCCACACGCCGACGTCGGGGGCGTCGGCGATAGTCTCAAGCCCCCACTCTTCGGGTGTTGCGGTGATCTTGATGTTGCCATACTGCACCGTCGGCAGGGTGATCTCGATCTCAGCCATGACGCTCACTCCAGGTTCGGATGGAGGCGACAAGTTCGTCACCCACATACAGGTTGCCCAGGTCTCCGTTGTTGCCGGGGAAGAACCAAACCTCCCCGTCGTTCTCGGCCGCATCGAGAGCGTTGCGCAGCAACTCCAGCCGCACCTCTCGGGCGATGTTGAACTCAGCCACGCTTGACCTCCGCGTTGTACTCGTAGCCCTCGCTCCAGAAGAAGTCCTCGCCCCACTCGTTCAGGAGACTGTAGGTCTTAGCCATAGTTGTAGGCCTCCTCGTTGGCCGCCTGCTTGTCGTCGTACTCTTCGGTGTAATCACACTGCGTGCAGTGGAACTCTTGCCAGTCGTCGTTGAAGTACAGGTCATGTTCACCGAAGTCGCACTCCTCGGGCCCTTGATCGTACTTGTTGCTCCAGTAATCCCTATCGGCTTGCCCATAGTCATCAGACATGCGTCCAACTCTTTCTCTTGCCGATGCTGGTCACGTTCTGTCGACTGATTCCGCACGACTTGGCGATCTCGTTCACGCTGATCGGTCGAGCATCGTACAGGTCTCGGATCTCTCGGACCTGTGGCACGTCGAGGATTGCATCAGGGTGACGTTCGCCCCTCATGCTACGACCACGTTCAACCATGTCGCGAGAGTTGTCGGCTCGGGTTCCATCCTCCAGGTGCGAGCCACGGTA